GGCGATTCGGATACTCGATTTACAAACTATCAAATTGGAGATAGACTGCTAGTAGGCCAAAACAACTATAGAATTTCTGATATTGCAAACAACAAGGTTATGTCTGTGCAGTTTGTACACTTACTGCCAGGAGCCAGTGCAAACAGTGACTATAGTGTCAACAAGACTGTGGACTTAATTGTAGAAATTGATACTGGCGACAATATTAAAAATCAATTTATTCCTGTACAATTTACTGCCAACTCAGCAACCACTGGTAATTTAAAACAGAATTGGATTTTTGGCACACAAACTGCGGCAAACATTTACTATGCTAACTCATGGGTCATAACAGGCACGTCTACAAACTTTGATGGCGATTTTAGCAATGGCGCTACAATGTACGTAGAGACAAGTCATACTGGCAGTCAGTATCAAAAAATAAGACTAAATAGTGTAGAATCAGATACGGTAGCAAACTCCTCATCTATATGGGTTCTTGAGGACGTATCATCTGCTAACATTTATTATATTTCAGAGTCGTAACTATGGCAACAAAACTAGACACAAAAGAATTATCAATTTCAGCCGCCAAGTCTTTTATTGCAAGTCTTAACGCGGCTGATACGAATGCAGAAAAAAAATCAACTATTCTGTATACCGTCATTGGTAAAAACTCTAATTTTGTATCAGAGCCAACACCAGACGATATTAATGAAACTAATAACTATGTTAACGTCACAGTTTATGATGATGCGATTGGCGCCAAGAAAATAGAAACGACTCATGTAAGTCACGTTGCTCCCAGACACAATTGGGAAACTGGCACCGTATACGCAATGTATAGAAACAGTGATAAGAATTTATATGAAAGAAATTTTTATGTTGTTACTGATGATTTGAATGTATACAAATGTTTAGACAACAATAGTGGAGGCGCGTCAATAATTGAACCGCGCGGCTATGACTTATCGCCATTTACTACATCTGATGGATACACATGGAAATACATGTACTCTATTTCTACAGGTGATGCTGATAAATTTTTAACAACATCTTATATACCAGTTAAAACTATTAGTACATCCGACGGATCGGTTGAATCCACTAGACAGTTAGAGGTGCAAAACGCCGCAGTTAATGGTGCAATTCAGATTATCGAAGTTGTCAATAGTGGTAGAAATTATCTTCAAATTTCAAATGGTGCTGTTGTCTCTGCAACTAGTACAACAGTTACATTTTCTTCACAAGAGGGTTCTCCATTCCCATCAGCGACAGACTCACTTTATAATGGAACATCAATTTATTTGATTTCAGGCACTGGATCCGGACAATTGAGAAGAATTATTAAATATGATGGAGAAACAAAAACAGCAACAGTTAACACGGCATTTGCCACGATTCCTAGAAACGACTCACGATATATTATTTCGCCAACGATAACTATCATTGGCGATGGTACAGGAGCAAAAGCGTACTCAATAGTAGGAACCGATGGCATTATTGCAAACGTTTCTATGATATCAACTGGACAAAATTATACCAAAGCTAAAGCATTCATTACATCAAATACAGAAGTTGTACATGGAACTGGCGCAACAGCAAACGTTATTTTATCTCCTGTTGGCGGTCACGGTTCGGATGCTATTAGTGAATTGTATGCCGATAAAATTATTATCAACACTCAAGTTAAAGGCACAGAAGGCACTTCAGTTAATGCTCGTGGATACATTCCTGCGAATACAGACTTTAGAACAATTAGCATTTTAAAAGATCCAATTCTCAAAGTGGATGTCGATAACGTTCCTGTTCCTGTTGAAGTCATTGCAAATACCACAAATGCTCCTGACACATTACGTTTGACGCACCGTATTACAATGTCTTACGACGCGATGGACGGCACTGTAGTTCGCGATCCTTTAACTGTAGGTACAACAATTACTAATTTAAGAAATTATGAAAGAGCCGTAGACGGTGATTTGGAATTTGTTACAGAGTTATCACCGCTCGCAAGAAGAACGTCAGCATTACGAAATGCAATTCAAGGCGCAAATGCGCAGATTGTTTTTATTAAGAAAGATGAAACTAGGGACGCATCTCACTATAATTTATACATAAATAATGTACGTAGTTATGGTAACTATCCTGCATTTACTAGAGATGATGTTATTCTTAGAAGCACTGGGACTACGCAAATTGGCGAAGTTGTAGAAATAAAAGGACCAGAAGCGAACACATATTCTGGAGAAATTCTCTATAGTGAGAATGTAAATAAAGTTACGAAAGATCTAGAACAGATCGAAGATATAAAAATTATATTAGATTTTTAAAGGTAGTATAAATGGGCATCGAAACCGATCTTAATAATAGTCCTTATTTTGACGACTTTAATGAAAGTAAAAACTTTCATCGTGTATTGTTTCGTCCAGGCTATTCTGTACAAGCAAGAGAACTCACTCAATTACAAAGTGTTTTGCAAAACCAAATAGAGCGATTTGCAAATGAAGTTATAGTAGATGGTGCGATTATTTCTGGATGCTCGTTAAAAATACTCAGCGTAGAATATGTCAAACTACGTGATAAGAATGCAACAAACAATGATGTTGTGTTACTATCAAACTTTTATACAAGTGGCGTTATTGCAAATGCCACAGTTTATGGAACAACGTCTGGTGTCACTGCACAATTATTGGACGCAAGAGATGGTTCCGAAGTTGGTGCACCAAACTATCTGACTATTTTTGTCGACTACACTAACTCAGGCTCAGACAACGCTACAAAAACTTTTGCTGATGACGAAGAATTAATTATTTACACTGCTGGTGGTACTCGCGCCAGTAACTTTATTACAGCGGCAAACACGATTACAGCATCTGCTACCGGCAAAGGATTAAGAGCGACAGTTACCGATGGTGTTATCTATCATAAAGGCAATTTTATTAATGTTAAGCCTCAGGGCACTATAGTATCAAAATATGATAGAACGTCTAATAAGAGAATTGGTTTTGAAACTAAAGAATCTTTCATTGATTCTAACATTGATGCGTCGTTGTTAGATAATGCAACAGGTTCAACAAACTTTGCTGCACCTGGTGCAAATAGACTCAAGCTAGAACCTATTCTTGCTGTCAGAGATCCTAGTGTAACTTCTAACACATCAGCATTCTTCACCGTTGCTGATGTAGAAAATGGTGAGATCGTCAGAAGATTTGAAGATACTACATACTCAGACATTGGTCAACATATTGCAAAAGCGTTCTATGAAACACATGGTAACTATGCAATTTATCCATTCAACATTCGCATCAGAGAGCATTTAAAAGACGCAACTAACTTAGGCAGATATGCTGATGGCAACAATCAAAAGCTAGTTGCAGAGATTGAAAAAGGTATCGGCTACGTTGGTGGTAACAGAATTTCAATTGAAAATTCTATGTACAGAACGTTTGATAAAGCAACTGACACACAGATATTAGAAGATTTAAAAGTTGGACAAAATTTTGGGCATTATGTAATCTGTGACGAAGTTGTGGGAATGTGGGATTTTCAAGGTCTAAGGCAAGTTAAACTTTATGATGCGGCCGCACAAGCAATTACTAATAAATTATGGGGAGCATCATCACCTAGCGGAACTCTAATTGGTACCGCTAATGTAAGAGGATTTGAATATCATTCTGGCGTGTCGGGAACATACAACGGACAATTTAGAATCTATCTGTTCAATATTGAAATGAATACCGACAAGTCATTCTCAGATGTCAAGAGTTTATACGTTGATAATGGCGTTTATGCGTCAGGATTAGCAGATATTGTTCTAAATGGTGGAACGGCTAAGTTAACAGACTCAAGTCTGAACTCTCTCGTTTTTCCATTAAGACAGGGTGGTACAAAAACACTAACGGATACATCTTATGTGTTTAGAACCGAAGCGTCTGGTACATTGGGAACTGATGGCACAGTAAATATTAGTGCAAACTCAGCCGCGCCTGGTGCAACATCAGAATCTCTTAATGATACTGGTACTCCATTATCGACAGTAGACGAAAAAAATGTAATTATTGTAGCCAAGACTTCAGGCGAAACTGAAAATCATCCAGGAACAATCGATAGCGTTTCAGGAACAACAGTTACGGGCGGAAGTACAACAAAATTTACAACAATATTTAAAGTTGGTGACATTATAGAAATTACCAATGGCGGAGATACTTATACTGAAATCGTAGCGTCTATTGAATCCGACACATCTCTCACAACAAGAGATGCAATGAGTCCAAGTTTTAGTGGTGCTACAGCAACGTATAAAACAATATATCCATCAGGCACTATAATTGATCTTTCTACTAATGGTTCGATATCATCGACTACGAGTGTGCATTCAATTGATATTAATTCTCATACTCTTACTACTGGTGGTATGGACATATCAGTATACTTTGATGTTGCTCGTAGTGGCACAAATCCAGTACTGAAGACTGTTAGTAAAAACAAATACGTACACATTAATACATCTAACAATGTCGCATCGTCTACTGGTCCATGGTCGCTCGGTGTCGCAGATGCATTTAAACTCCGAAAGGTTTATCTAGGCACTGCAGGAAGTGTAACTACAAGTGATACTGATGTCACTGCTTCTTTTGAACTTGATGACGGTCAAAAAGATGATATCTATGGCATTTCTTACTTAAGAAAAAAAGATGGCGCCTCGTTGAATACTACTGGCAAGAGTCTATTAGTTGAATTTGATCATTTTGGTAGAAATGATTCTCAAAGAATAGGCTTTTTAACAGTCGATTCTTATCCAGTCGACGACACGGATCCTAGTGCGACAAATACAATTGAAACGTCTGACATTCCAAAATTCGTTTCGCCAACAAAAGGCACTGTCATTGAACTAAGAGATGCTGTTGATTTCAGACCGTTTAAGAATCCAGGTACAGTTGATGGTGGATCTTCATGTGTGCCAGACTCTACACCAGCAAGTGCACCTGTAAATCCATCTGATAGTACATCATTCAGATTAAATGGAACATATGGATCATACACACCAAAGCCAGATGAAAACTTTACTACAACTGCAGAATTCTATCTGCCCCGTAGAGATAGAATTATCTTATCGACTGAAGGACAAGTTGAAGTAATTAAGGGCGTACCTTCTATTGATGCGTCATTACCACCAGAGCGTGAAGGATCCATGACGTTAGCGACTCTTGTGATTCCTCCTTATCCTTCACTGTCGCCTTATGTTGCAAAACTTAAGAAGAAGCCTCAGATGCAAGTTGAAATGGAGCTTCAAAATAATCGTCGCTTCACAATGGCAGATTTGAGACAGATCGAACATAGATTCAAAAAACTTGAATACTATTCTGCGTTAAGTTTCTTAGAAGCATCTGCAAAAGGCAAACAGATTATTGGAGCATCAGGCGCAGATAGATTTAAGAATGGTTTCTTAGTTGATAATTTTGACGGTCATAATATTGGAGATATACGTTCTCCAGGATATAGCTGTGCAATCGATAGAAATCGCACACACTTACGTCCAAGATTTGAAAGACTAGATTTGCCATTGCAAAAGTCTACAACACTCACATCAACAAATATTGCAACTACTGGTGAATTGATTACACTAAATTATACCAGCACAAAACACGATGAGCAAAGATTTGCATCAAAGTTGAGAAATCCTGTACAAGAGATTCAGTTCAACTGGCAGGGTAGTGTTGAGCTATCTCCTTCAATTGATAATACACCAGACATTACAGAACTCCCCGAAATTCAAATTGATTTTAGTGGTATGTACAAAGCGATTGAGACACTAGCAAATGAAGCTGGTGTTACAGGAACAGATTGGGGTTCGTGGAGAACTACTAGTACAGCCTCACAGACGGATAGATCTGTACGTGGCAATACAACTACTATTACAACCAATACACAATCTGATCAAATACGACAAGGTGTAACAACAAGTATTAGTCCTTCTACTGAAACTATTTCATTAGGACCTATGGTAGAAAATGTTGCTGTACGTGACTTTATGAGATCACGTGAAATAGCATTTACTGGCGAACGTATGAGACCTAACACACGTGTCTATCCATATTTTGATGATGAACTTGTTTCAGAGTATTGCACGCCTACTGATGGTATACCTAATGGAGCTTTGGTCACTGATGAGAGCGGAACGGTTAGTGGAACATTCTTAATTCCTAATGATGATCGTCTTAAATTCAGAGTTGGTACTAGAAGATTTGAACTGAAAGATGTTGCAAATACAATTACTCAATCGACGTTAATATCTACTAGCGCACATGGAGATTACACAAGTATTCCGCTAGACGTACAGACTAGAGGAACAACAATTGATATTGTTACTCCTCAGTTCTCTAAGAGAAATGTCTCTGACAATAGAACACTAACAAGCACTACAACACAACGTATTGTAGAGCAACAACAAGATGACGATTCTGACAATCCGGATCCGTTGAGCCAGTCATTTAGTGTAGTGGCTCCATTACGTTCTGCAGGCATATTTGTAACATCTATTGATTGTTGGTTCGGTAAAAAGTCAAGCACTTTACCAATCACAATGCAGATTCGCGAAATGGATAATGGATATCCATCACCAATAATTGTACCTTTTGGCAGTGTAACATTGCCAGCAAGTTCTGTCAACACTAGTTTGACGGGAACTTTAGATGCAGATAAAACAACGTTTACATTTCCTAGTCCGGTCTTTTTGAAGAATCAAAAAGATTACTGCTTTACTTTGATCCCTGGTGGCAATAACGCAGACTATGCAGTCTGGGTCGCCGAACTTGGAGGAATCGATGTTGATTCTAGCGAATTAATTTACAAAGCACCTTCAACTGGCGTCATGTTCGTGTCTTCAAATAACAAAGCATGGACAGCAATTCAGAAAGAAGATGTAAAGTTTAGAATCAATAAAGCGCAGTTTGATAGTTCTGGAACATTATATATTGAAAATGAAGATCTAAATTTCTGTACTGTCGACAATTTCCAGAACGGAAGATTCAGAAATGGCGAAACAGTAATTGCAGAATCAGTTCTTACATTTGCAAATACTGATGGAGCAGGATCAATCGAAGTTGGTGATATTATTCAAACTTATGCGGCTAAAGAGGGTGCGGCAACATCTAACACACATGTTGCTAATGGCGTGATTCGACAAATCATTTCTTCTGGCGCTCAAGAAGTTATTGTTAAGATTGATCCAATGGGAACGTTTCAAACTTCAGCAAGTCAGTCCGCTAATGCGCACAACTTGTTTATTGGAACAACTTGGGTAGGAAACGTATCGTCTTACACTGCAAACACTCATCAGGCTAAGGTTCAGTTTGTTGATGTAGAACAGAACAAACTTTATCTTACAGATTCCGTTTGGGACGTTAGTGCTTCAGACTCTTATGCCAACGGATATATCAGAGGTCAAGTGTCTGGCTCTACATGCAGAATCACAAGCATGAATGATATTACGATGAATACTTCTGTGCCTAAAATTCCACAAGTGTTGTATGCAAATACGACAGCAAACTGGTCTGCTAGAACGACAACTGCTTCTGGTGGTATTTCAGATTCTTGGAAAGCAGTCGAACTATCTGAAGAAAATGATTTCAGAGATGGCACAAAGAAAGTATTCAGTAAAGTCAATGAAACTGGATTGTCAGCAGTCAATGGTAGTAAAAAGACATTAACGTTTAAAGGTGAATTAAGCACAAATGATCCAAACGTGTCGCCAGTTATTCATCAGCCAAGATTAAATAACATTACGCTTAGAAATTTAATTGGCTCTACAATCGATGATGAGCAAAAAACTGTAGGCGATGCTGATGTTAGATATATTACTAGACCAGTGGAACTTAGCGACGGTAACGAAGCAGAAGATATTAAAGTATACTTAACTGCGTATAAGCCAGTTGGTACAAATATCAGCGTTTATGCTAGAGTATTAGCAGACAGTGATGGTCAAGATCTGAAAGACAAAGACTTTAGTTTGCTCAAGCAAATCACCGCATCAAATACATTCTCAGATTCTGTGAATACGGAAGATTTCTTAGAGTTTGAATATGGATTTGGCGCAAACACTGATGGACAAGGTTTCTTAACAAGTGCCAACTCTGCCGCTCGACTAAATACTTCTAATAACAATGTTGTTGCATACAGATCTGGTGATGGATCAGTGCATCACACATTTAAAACGTTTGCACTCAAGATTGTGTTAACTAGTGACAGTGGTTCTCATATTGTACCATTAGTCAGAGACATGAGGGCAATTGCATTACAGGTATGATGAAAATCAAAGATCATGAAAATCTTGTCAGAGATGAAGCATCAAACGCAGTATTAAATGCTGATCTATCATCTCTACAAGCATACAGAGAAAGAAGAGCAAAATCTTTACAGATGGTCCAAGATGTTGAGAATTTGAAATCTGACGTGTCAGAAATAAAAAATTTACTGTTACAGTTAATAGAGAAGAACGATAAATGAGTATTTCAGTTTCAAACACCACGCTCAACAACAGTTTCGAAACGTGGAGACTTAACACCAACGAAGTTGCTACAATTTTAAGTAACAATGTAGTGACTGTCGCTAGAGATGGCGGTGCTAATCGACAAGCATTTACGGTTGGTAATGGTCACATTGTAGGAACGTTTACCGCTAATGAGTTGAGAACAACAACACTCATGGGCGGCAACACATCTTCAGATGGTAATCTTACAATCTCTGGCAATACAACTATCGGTGGAGATAATTTAGGAACATCTCGTAGTTTAACTGTATATGCTAACACCGTATTTAATGGAAATGTTAACTTCAACACTGTCGGTTCAGATCGCGTATTCTTAGGAGACATCTCTAGAATCATCGTCAATGGTGGTACTAAAGGTCAATTCTTAAGACTGGCTGATCAGAATGATAATCCAGAATTTAAAACTATTACAATGTCCGATATTAGACCGGATGCGGTGCTTTCACCAGACGGTCTAGTAATCAATCATGCTAATCTAATTTTTACAGCACAGTCTGCTACTACAGATTCAACGCAAGCGGTATGGACAAACGGACAAGATAGAATTATCATGTTCATGGCGCCAGATGTTTCGGTCGGTGATTCTGACTTATACTTAGGATTAGCCGATGATGAAGGTGATTCGCGATTTGTCATCACAGACAATGCAAACACTGTTGTAGGATATGTAACTTCTGACGGTGTGTCAAATTGGGAAGGCAGACTCACTGCGCCCGGTGTTACTGTTGAAGATTCTATTTTACCTGATCAAGATGATCAGAGAGATATTGGATCATCAACATTTGAGTTTAAAGATCTTTATCTTGATGGTGTTGCATACATTGACGAACTGTCTGTTGCGACTGGAGCATCACAAGGTGTTTCGACTTCTCTGATACCTAAAACAGATGCAGTGGGCAATTTAGGATCATCAAATCGTAAGTGGGGTACTGCATGGGCAGACACTACAAACGGTGGAGATGGCGTATTTAAAACTGTAGGCGTATCACAAACATTAAACGTTAATGGTCAAGCAACGTTTGCTGGTCATAGTATTACAGTCAGTGGTAATACGTGGATTGATACTAAACTTGATGTCGAAGGTCGCACTACCTTAGCAGATTTACATGCGAATGGTGCAGTAGATTTCGATAGTACATTGAATGTCGATGGTAACGCTACGTTTAATGGAGACGTTACTCTTGGCGACGCTGACACGGATATTATTACAGTTGTGGGTAAATTTGCAAATCAATCGACAACTGGTACAGCAACATTCAATGGTGATATGTATCTCGGAAACGCTCAGACAGATACTATTACAGTTAAAGGCAAATTTGCGAATCAGTCAACTACAGGTACTGCTACGTTTAATGGCGATATGTATCTTGGTAATGCAACTACTGATACTATTACTGTCAAAGGTAATTTTGCAAATCAACACACAGAAGGCAGAGCAACATTTAGCGACTGGCAAGGTGGTGGAGTTGGTGTTGGAACTCAGCCGGACGCTGGTTACGATCTAACTGTAGGTCGAGATGCAATTGTAAAAAGAGATCTTCAAGTTACACGAAACTTAGATGTTGATGGCAATTTTACACTGTCAGGAAGTTTAACACTTAATGATCCGAGTGGTACTATTTTAACTGCACAAGACTTTCAGACTGAAAATATGCACGTCTCGGGTAATACATATCTGGGCGACGGAACATCAGATTTAATATACTTTAACGGCACTGCAAATTCATCTTTACTGGTAGTAACAGGAACAAGACATAGTATTGGTTCATCGACAAGTAAATGGCACCAGGTGTATGCTAATAATGTTACCGTCGGAAATGATGTTACAATTTCGAATTATCTTACAGTAACTGGTAATACATCGATTGCTTCAAACGTTTACTTTGGAGACAATCTGGTAGCGAATGTTGGCGGAGATTTACATATTGTTGTAGATCGTCTAGGCAAGATTCATGCAAACAATGCGATTCGCAGTGGAGCAATTGCCTCGAGTCAGTTAGCGAATACTGCAGTAAGAACTCAATTTGATGCGGCATCAGTTACTGCTGGTTCACAAACATATGGCTCTGCAACTCTGATACCAGTGATCACTGTAAATCCGCAGGGTCAAATTACTGGTGTTGTCAATACTGCAGTTGCGGGCGTTCAAACATTCTCATATGCCACCAACTTTAGAAACTTTTACATTGATACAGCAGATGGCTCAAGATTTACAGCAAATATTGCACATCAATCATTGTACGCAAATGCAATGGCAACTCCGCTCGATCCTGACGGTTCCGCATTAACAACACATTTCGACGTTGATGGCGCGGCAAATGGATATATGGTTTATGGTAGTGCAACTCGTGTGCCTATCATTACAGTCAACAGAGCAGGACAAGTTATTGAAGTTGCAAACGTCGATGTTGCGGGTGTTAGTGCTGTATCATTTGCCCAAGCAAACAGTAATCTTAGAATCTCTACAGCAGATGGTTCAACGTATGATGTCAATATTCATAACGGAGCTCCTTCTCTTGTAGTAGGGACTTCTAATGAAATTACAGTTGACACAAGCACGTCAAACACTTACACTATTGGCTTACCTAATAATGTGTCTATTGCGGAAAATCTCACAGTAGGTCATAACATTCACGTGACTGGTAATCTGTATGTTGAGGGAACCCGCACAGAAATTAATGTGACAGAACTTCATATTGACGATAATATTATCACTCTAAATAATGACGTAAGCGGTGTTGCTCCTACGGAAGATTCTGGTATCGAAATCAAACGCGGCACATCGAAAACACAAAGATTTATTTGGAATGAAACTGATGATCGATGGAATGCTAAAGATACTGATGGTACATGGCAGATCATTGAAGCAGATAAAGTCTATGCACTTGCAAATAACGCAACAGTACTAGAAACTTCTAGAAACTTCTCTATAACAGGAGATGTTGTAGCAACTGCGCAAGGATTTGACGGTTCTCAAAATGTAACGTTGACAGCCGCAATACAAGCTGATACAATATCATCTACAGAACTTGCAAATGAAACAAGATTGAGAATTTTAAATTCTTCAGGTACAACATTAAAAACCCTATGGGGTGCTGGTAGTTAATAATGGCTGGAAAAGTATTACGTAATGATAATGGTGATTTAAGAGAGTTGACTGATGGTCAACTTGCCTATGCCGCTTATCTAATTCTCAAAGATTTTGCATCAACATCAACTGGTATCGGTACAGTAAATGTTAGTAGTGATCCCGCTTATGGCACTACTATAGGCACATTTATCGATACAACTAGAAGTGTGCCCGTAGGAACTCATCCAGTCGATGGTACAGAAATCAATTCAACAACATACACATTTAAACAAAACTTAGGAACAGCCGACACGTCGTCTGTTGTAAGACCAGTTAGTTACTATCGTCCCGATGATGCAGTAACATCTTATACAATTACTTCTAGCGAATATGAAGTTCTCGGCCTTTATGATAGTTCGTCAAATACTGTTGATGATAGTGATACGGGCGGAGACGATGTGACGTTGCAAGTTACAATCAATTACGACGCGACTAATTATCTTGGTTATTCAGTAGATGTAGATTCATCTGATTCTGGTACTACTTGGGAATATAGTAAACAGTACATGGTTAAAATTCTCGGATCAGAACTTGGTGGAGATGATGGCGTAAACGATTTATATTTTTTGATGAGTCGATACACCGGTCCGAATCAACCCGGACAAGTAAATAGATTAGTTGTAAGCAATTATACAGGATTTGAAAGTCAAACGCCTCAAATAAGAAATTTTGATATTAAAGAAATGGATGACAACCAGCTTAGGGCAACGCTGATAGGAAAATGTTTAACATCTTTAACAACACTTGGCGTAGGATCTTATGTTCTGCAACCCACCGCACCTTCGGTTGGAACATGGACAGAAATAACAACAATTGATAACGACACATTAATTGGAACGAACTCGACTAAACTATGGAGAAAAACTGACGGAAGTGAACCTACCGACGTTAAAAGGCCTTTAAAACTTAATAATAATTATGACATACAAGAAATGTCCGATGCTGAAATCAGTGCGCTCTCCACAGTTCTTAGAAAACAGATTGTTGATACTGGCATAGGAACATATAAAATTTCAGCGAGTGTTCCTTCGGGTGGTACATGGGTAAGAGTTGGTGAAGCATTTAAAGACACCCGTCAAAAAATAGGTTCTCAATCATTTACATTAGCCGGTGGCTATGTAGGCGATGCATACACTACCAATTATGATAAAGCATATGTTGCTACATATGAAGGCTTGACATATGATAAATTTTATGCCGGCACATACTATGAAGGAAGTTACGTAAGTGATCAAAATATCGCATCTTATGATAAGATATATACAGGAAATTATGTTAGGGTTACTCGTACGGCATCTTATACTGGTGTGTATCAAAGAAATGTGGGTAAAGATTATACAGGTTCAAGATCTTACACAAGAACTTTTGGATCAAGACAAGGCAGTACATACACTGGAGCATATAAATTTACCGGATACTATTCTAGAAATTTTGCAGGGTCTTATACAAGGGCTTTCAGTACTGGATTTTCCGGTGATTATACGAGAACTTATCAGCGCACGTCGGCCGTTGAATATGTAGGTGCTTATTTAAGAAGTAGCAAAACATTAAATTATGTGGGATCATATGATCAGGATTATGTTGCGTCTTACGATCAATCATATGATGCAAATTTTATAGGAACATATAGTGGAGACACGATTTTGAGTCAAACTGAAGATGTTTCAGAAATTAGTCTTTGGATTAGAACTGCCTAGAGGTGAAAGGTGAAAAAGGATATAGTTAAACCATATTATACAAATAATATGAAAGATCAAATTGTTTGTGAGTTTCATTGGGAAAATGGTGCAGTACAAGTCGCGACTGTAACTAAGTCTGATGATAATCCGGATTGGAAATTAATTCACGAACAACATACCGAAGAAGCAATAGAAGCATTTACTGCTGAGTTTTTAGATGAGCATCGTCGTAGACAGAGTGAAGCAAAACGCAGAGACTCTAGCGCAAAGGTTGAAAGAGAAACTGAATTACTATTTCAAATAAAACTAGAGACTTTTGAGATTGAGGAAGTGAAATCTTCTAAGAATAGAACACTTAAATCTAAAATTAGACGTGCTAAAACACCAAGTGAAGTATACGCATATGCGGCAGCTATTGTTATGGAATCATTGAATGGATCAACCGAATAACGGATATCTATATGTTGCTAGTACCAACAAAAGATATCTAAGAGCCGCAGAGTATTCTGCGATATCTCTCAAAGATTATTATCCAGAAGCAAACATAACACTCGCAACTGAAGAACAATGGATTGAAGATCGTCATTATGAAATGTTCGATCATGTCATAGTTGTCAGTGGCCACTATAGGGCTAAACTTGAAGCACTGTATCAAACGCCATATGATTTAACATTTTATCTAGATTCAGATACTGAAATCATGAGTGAGGATATTGCCAAAGTCTTTGATGAAATGAC